CGCCAGACGCATCTGGCGGAATGGCAGAATGGCTATGCAGCGGATTGCAAATCCGTCTATCTCGGTTCGACTCCGGGTTCCGCCTCCAAACGCTGCAACGCAGCATCAGGTTCTACGCCTGACACCTTTGCTGAAAAGCAACCCGATGCCCGGGTGGTGAAATTGGTAGACACAAGGGATTTAAAATCCCTCGCTGGTAACAGCGTGCCGGTTCAAGTCCGGCCCCGGGCACCATTTAAAAACTATTTAAATTCAGTAACTTACAGTAACTGCTCCCGCCACTTAAAACGCATCTAAAACTCATTTCATAATATTTCAGAATATAATTTCAGAATATTATCGCTTTTCAGGCACAAAAAAACCGCAACTAAGCGGCTTCTCAACTTACCGGAAATTCCGGATAGTTCACTTCTTACTCTCCACTGTTGGTACCACTGCGACTTTTCTGTCATACACACGAACCTGGCTTTCTGTCTTGTGGCCACTGGCTTGTTGTTTCTCGCTTACTGTTCCCTCAAAGTCACTAATACCTTTTGCTTTGATGTCATGGAACGTGAAATCTAAAGGTAGCTGAGTTTCTTCGCGCGCCTTGATGATAGCTTTGCGCCAGCGCTGATCGAAACTCGCTACTGCGAACGGGTGACCGTTCTTCTGGTGAAGTACAAACATGCTGAATACGTCTGGGTTTATTTCATTTGCTGTACTTACAGCCTTACGTAGTCGTGGACCCCATTCTTTAATTTGTTTCTTACCCGTTTTACCTTGCTGTATGAAAATACCGTCTTTAAGTAGCTGGCTTTGATGTAATTTAACCACGTCAGCTTTACGGGCCATGCACAAATAGCTAATTTCCATTGCTGCTTTAACTACTGGGCAAGCTCTCTGATAAACCGCGTCATACTCGTAGTCTTCAATATAGCGGTCTCTCGCTTTCTCTTTGAACTGCTTAACGCCTTGGCATGGGTTGCGCTGCACTTTGCCGCGTTCGTATGCCCAGCGAAACACCCGAGATAAGAACGCTTTGTGTCTATTCGCTTGCACTGGTGACTTTTGGCCAAGAATGTCCATGAACTTTCTAACATGAACAGGGGTAACCGTGTTCGGGTCCATTTTGCCAAATGCACTGAGTACTTTCTTGCTGTACTTCTGATAGTCTTTGCGCGTGTGTAACGATAACTCGCGGAAATCAGCGCTATCAAAGAACGTTTCAACTAGGTGTTGAACAGTGTGCTTGTTGTTGGCTATAGCCATATACTTTTCGTAAGCAGCCCATACTTCCGATTGTTTGGCGTCGACATCACAAAGGCGCACAGTTCCACCACCTACAGGTTTAAACTCGTAAGCGCTGCGCCCCTTGTACACTCGCTGAGGCATCCATTGATCTTCTACTTTACGTTTACGTGGCATAATCTATTTCAAAAAGTTAGGGTTAAAACCGTCATCATTTGCAGCAGCTGGCGCTTTGTCGCGGCCATTTAGCCAGTCGTCGGTTGTCCACACTTCCCCTTTAGCATTTACACGGTAGGTGATACCGTTCTCTTCAAACCAGCGTACTTGAGAGCTTCGCTTTTCGTACCCGGTCATTGTCGTTATATCTGAGCCTATTACAATTTGCATATCATAGCGCCTCAAACATTTTAGCCTGGTGTGGCTCTAGTGGTTCTGGCCTGTTCGTAACTTCGAATACTTCAATTAAAGAGTCGTGAACGAAGCTGCTGCAGATTTCAGTGCAGAATACTTTTTTACCATGCGCTTCACAGGTGCCAAACTGGGTTCTGTCTTTGGCACGGCCTGTATATTTTTCAACGTAAGGGCAGTGCTTATCTTGCTTATATCCTTCAACTGAAAAGTGATTACAGGCTATGCAAGCTTTAGGTAGCTTCATTTGCATCATGAGTTTTTACCCAACGCCAGTTGGCCAAACACGAAAACGGCTACTATAGATGCAATCCATACCCAGCACACAGAACGCATTAAATAGTTAAACGCCCTTGGCTCTGTTCGGCAGTCTCCACCGTAGTATTTGAAACTAACAATCAAACCAAAAATACAAAGAAGTGAAGAGCAAACCAAAAGCGCCCAGCTGATGTTAAAAAGGTTATCGTAGTTCATCACTCTTGCTCCTTGCTCAAATACTTAATTTTGGCAAACTGGTTAATCCCCTCGTCAGGGTCACCGCCATCATTTCTAATTCCAGCAATATTGCCAACAACGCAAGTTTCCAAGTCGTTGTCTTTCATTACCGTTAGTGACCCACTCCAACTAAACACTTGCAATGATTTTGGCCATTTCTTTGCGAGGCGCTGTAATGAAGCTATTGCTTTCTGCTCTTCCACCGTAAGCTCAATGTCGTATTCCATCACTGTTGCTCCTTGCGTAGTTGGTTTACATTAGGCAGTGATTCCACCCATGTCATAACTTGCGATAAGCCATCAAACTCCATGCAAGGGTCGATTTCTAATTTTGGGTTATAATCAAAAACAAAATCCTCAAATTCGACAAAACTGTCATTCACATTGGTGAACTCAATATCATAACCTTTGCCGTAACCTGATGGAGTAGGAGCGTTTCTAGTGTATTTTACGCTTTCAACTGGGTAGCCTTTTTTCACTAAAGCTTGCTTAATCTGTTTACTGCTCACACTCTTGCTCCTTGCGTAGTTGTTCGATATCAAACTCGATATCTTCAGAGTAGATGACATCAGTGTTATGTCCGTGCGGGTATGCAATAGGGCGACTGTTTTCTCTCAGCGTGTTTTCAAGCGCCTCAATCTTCTTCTCTATGGCGAATTTGTTTAGCTGCACACTGGCTTTTTCAAATGTCGGGTTTTGCAGTAAATCTGTTTTAACATCGTCGCGCCTAACTAAATTGGCGATAAGCATGGTGAATTCTTTATTCTCTTGATCCAACTCCTTCACACGCTCATTAGCCTTTGATAGTTGCTCTCCCTGCGATTTAATCATGCTAACCAAGGCGTTAATCTCGCTCATTCTGACCGCTGGCCAACCGTCAGGTTTGTGGTCCTCGTTTAACAATTTCATTTGTTCTAGTAATTCGCTCACTTATCTTGCTCCTTACGTAGTTGTTCGATGTAATCTTGCTGGTCTGATACATCCACGAAGTGCGACTTGCCTTCCGCGTACGCTATTGAGGACTCAATACCTTCAATCTGCTGCTCAATGGCGAATTTGTTTAGCGCATCGACTGAAGACCCTTCTATAAAAGATTCGTAAATATCGTCTGCCAGATGACACCTTGCGTAGTGCTCGCCGTCTTCTTGCATATCCAAAAGCGGCTCAATTCGCTTTGTGAGTAATTGATGTTGAAACTCCAGTTCAGCAACGCGCTCACTAGCCTTTGCTAGCTGAGCGGTAAGGTACTTAATTTCATCAGACGCAGCTTGTGCCAGTTCATTAATACTGACTTCACACGAACCTTCGCGGCCTTGGTTGTCTTCGCCAAAAACCTCCATGCCACCGTCTTCAATCATTTCCACTTCAGCAGCAGCGAACTCACCAAGGATGAAGAGAAGAGCACCCCCAAATTTATTTGTGCTTACATTACTCATGCGCTGGCCACCTCTTTCCATTGATCACGTTCACGAGTGACCTGGTTGATTTGTTCCTGCAGCTGCTCACACTGTTTTTGTAAAAGGCCGCATTCGACGTTACCGTCATTAATGGTTTCTGCATGCTGCTGCAGTTCAGACATGGCCAAACGCTTTAAGCGCTCATTTTCTGTATTAACGCGCGCCAATTCCTGAATAACTGCATCAACTGCACATTCACCTTCACTAACCAAGTTGTTATCAACGCAATGTTCAAGCAGCATTTCAAGCTTTTGCTCATTACGTGTGGCAGCTTCAACGAGTGGGGCGAATGCCTCTCTAACCTCATTAGCTGAAATTAGTGCGCCATTAACAGGGCAGTGGCCTAAGGCCTTAAAATCAAGCTTAATCATTACTGCATCCCCAAATCTTCAAGCGTTACACCTAGTTCCTTCGCCATTTCCAGTGCTTCTATGCGACGACGAACGCGACAGGCTTCAAGTGACTCTTGCTTGGTGCGGCGCTTTTCAGTCGTTCCTTTGCCGCGAAAGCATGAATCAGTGAATTGTTGAAATACATCGTTATGCGGTCTCATCGTCGGAATCCTTTTCTTCGTTGAAAATTGGCAGCTCTCTAACATTAGGGTCTGTTATTTCGAGCTTAGAAACGGGGTACTGATTATTGAAAACTGAACCATCTACGTTAAGTAAATCGACAACCATTTCGTTATGCTTGGGTGAAAAAGTAGGTTCGGTAGCTACGAAGTACTCTTTGCCTTTGTACATCACTGCAAATGGATTTGAGGAAGCGACCTTTACCTTAATGCCTTTTTGAAAGATGACGTTTTTCATTACTGGCCACCTTCAGCGGCTTTTATATCTTTTAGTGATTGGCGTGAAAATTCCTCAATCTTTTTACGCCCTGGGTCTTCATTTTGAAGAGCGAATTCAAAACCGCTACCAAAGCCATCTCTGTAACAGGCCCTAGCTATCTTGTCACTGACCAACTGCCGCTCTTTCCGAAGTTGGCAATCGTATTCGCGAGCAGCATTTGCATCTCGGTTCGCTAGCTTTGCAATTTGCATTGCAGATATATTTTTTATTTGCCCTGAACTGTAACCATTTACCCACCAAATGCATTCTTGTTCGACGTCTATAGAAAGGACATGAGCAATCCTTCCAATTGAAACTGAACTCAAAATAGGGGCTGCTATATCTATTAACTGGTCTATGGAGTCCAAGTCCAAGATATCTTCTAATTGCTCATATACGTATCCAATAATGCTGGGAAAGTTCTCATACCACTCATTCTCAATATGAACTTGATAGTCAACAATTGCCCCATAACTGCAAACTCCTGAAAAATTGACTTTTATTGACATACCCCCATCAAGCCCGCGCGATTCAAATACAGAAACGCACTCTTCTACGAATGGATTTTCCGACTCTCTAACCAATTTCTTAATTTTCTTTACCGCTTTTTTAAACTTCATCTGTCTAGTCCTTTTTACTTGTTTCTTCTAGCGCTTCTGCGCGTTCTAGCTGAATGGCAAGGCTCTCTAACTGGCGAACCTCATCAACGCTAAACTGAACCGGCAGGTTCGAACCAATCACCTTGGACAACGCGCTTACTCCGATACCGTTCAATTGAAATATGTGTTTCATAGTTACTGAGTGGGGCAGCGCCCCACACCTTATTGATGGTTAAGCGCGAAAGCCGCCGATAAAGACTTCAACAGGCAACTCGTTTAGATTGTCTGAAATCTTCTCTTTAAATTCTTCAGAGATTTGTTCGTTATGCTCTTCTTCACCCACAATGCGCAGCGTGAAGGCAATGCGCGCATCACCAGTGAGCATTGAAACGCGAATTCTGAACGTGACTTCTGATAGGCCTGCATAGGGGACGCAGGTAAAATTAATATAGGCTGGTAGGTCTTTCTTGTTTTTGGCCGCTTCACGTTCTGTCACGCTGGCGCTGTTCTCGAACTGGTCTATTGAGCTTTCAATTTCTCGTACACGCTCAACGGTTACCGTTCTAACTGCGTTAATGGCCACAGATAGATTCATTTGTTCACCTGAAATACCGTCTACCGTGATGCGGTCTTTCCAGTCTTCAATGAAATCACTAAGGTCTTGCTGACCAGAACGCCCACCGCATGCAGAAATCAATGCCTTATAAGCAGCTGTCTTTGGAATGCTAAGTGTAGCTTTGTGATCACAGTGACCAGGTACAGTTAAATCACCAATGTTTAAAATGGCAGCAGCTTTCATGTCTCCACCGTCGATGAAAACTTGCGCATTAGGGTAAAGCGGCGTTTCTTCGCCAACGTACTCGCTCACATATGCAACAAAGCTTTTGATATCCTCCGTAGTGAAGGAACCACGAAAACGTGTTCGGTTTTGCAGTTGATTTTCAAAGTTAAGTAAAGAGAAGTTATCCGGTACCATCATGGCTGGCGCTTCTCTTTCCTGAATCAAGCAAGTAGTGTCAGCCAGCTGCGCATTTAATTGCTTGTTAAGTTCGCTCTTTTGAAGTTCTAGAAGTGTGTCGCGATCTAACATAATTATTCCTTAGTCATCTTAGTTACATTGGCTTGACCCGCGAACAGGTCGTCGTGGCTTTTAGCAAGCAAACTAATAGAACCATCCTTGTTCACCCACATTGGGGTTTCAGTGGTGGTCTCTTCGTTAATCTTGCCCGTTGGGGTAGGACGTGAATATTTGGCAGTAGAAACCACCTTCACTTTAATGCCTGCGCCGTTTTGGGCAGACGTTGCAGCCGGTTCAATTTTGAAGGTAACGTCTAACTTGCCACCCTTATTGAATCGAAAGATTGATTTGCTCACCTCTGTAAGAAAGGCAGTTAGCTGACGCTCAAATGCACCGCTATCTACTTCAGCGAGAAATTCATTTAATGGGCCTTGTTCGCTCATTGTTTTTCCTTTGGTTAAGCTGCTAGCAGCTATTCAATAAAATCGTCTAAACCGCGTTGCTGTGCTCTTCGCTTGAACTTCTCAAGCGCGGTTTTTTCTAGTTTGTCGATGCGGTAAACGTTGCAGCCGCATACTTCTGCAATAGCGTCACGAGTAATTATTTGCCCTGGCTCGATAAGTACACTTAGCACTGCCAAGCCAAGGTCAATGTTTAACTCGTCTTCGCGCTTCATTAAGCATTAGCAGCTAGCGCTGCAGCTTTAGCTTGCAAACTGAAGTAGCGGTCTAGGAATAGTTCTTTGGCGCCCATTGGTGGAAGCGGATGAATGACCTCTTCACAAGGCACTTGATCACTAATGAATGCCCAGTGAGCAGGGTGAGGTGTCATTAGGTCGCGCACCTCGGTAGCTAGCATTTTTACGTCAGCGTCTTTTACGCATGCATGAACTGGCCATTCAACGCCGACACTTCTGTAAAGGTTCTGTTCAATAGTGGTGTGAATACTTTGGTAGACAGGTAGCAACTGCTTTAAAGGGGAAACCATGTCACCACAGTATGCTTCTGCAGCATCATGAAGTAGGGCAGCTAGCGCATGTTCTTCTGGTACCAACTCACTAACAAGAACGGAATGTTGCGCAACTGAGTAAAATTTATTGGTGTGGCCGTTGAAGCGGCACATGTTAGAAAGCGCGTGTGCAATGTCTTCAATATCAAAAAGCATGTGCTTAATGTTGGTGTAATCAAACATGGTACCAGAGCGCAGCTGAACTTTCGGAGGAACGTGAGCGTTTGATAGAGGTACCACATTATTCGGCTTAGGCTGGCTACTGGTAACTTCAACATTAAATTCTTTGCAGATTTCACGAAGCTTACTTACTGTCTCTTGGATCTTCTCAAACAGATATTTTTCACCAGGCCATGAGTTTGCATTGCTTAAATAACAATGGTTGAGACCATCTTTCCAAACATCGATAAAGAAATAACCTTTTTCTAGGGCTATTTGGTGCTGAACACTAAAGCGAACATCATCAGCGATAGCATTTGTAAGAAGCAGCATTTCATCTTTGCCAGCTGCGATTGATTCTTTAAGTATTGAATTTGATTGCATGTTGATACCTTGTATTAATAAGTCGAAAGTTCTGTGTAGTGCTCTCTAACCCTTACCACTCTGGCTGTACGAGCTGTTCTAGTAATGCGAGCTACACATTGAACATCTGTATTAAGCGAACCGCCCACGCACAGAAAAATGCATAACGCATAGCGTAAAACCCCTTCTTTCATGGCGATAAAGACAGTTTCCCTCATGGAGCGAGAACGAAATCTATAGCTGAGGTCGCTACAAGCTTTCTTGACAGTTGATGTCTTAACACCCATTTCCAGCGCTATACTTTGCTGGGATAAGCCTTGAGCCACATAAAGCAATGTTCTAGCTTGCTGTGTTGGCAACTTAGAATTTGGCTTTGATGCCACGTGCAACGAACCCAATTGATACCCCGTGTCTGTTCTTAAAATATGCACTTTATAAACCTCCATGTAAACCATAGGTTTATAGTAAAGCATAAGTTAACGAAAATAGGCAAGACTATTTTTATAAAAAGTAAATCTATGGTTTATTTTTGGGTGGGTGTATTTTTTTGCATTTGCTTCACAAAATTTGCAAACTTGAAGACGTGGATTTTAAAAACAAAAGGAATGGTTATGATTGAACTGGCAATTGTCTTTTCTGTACTTATTTTGATAGTGATTTTTACTAAAAGGAGAATTAGAACGAGAGTACAAAATTGTCCGGATGAGATACCTAGAAAAGCGACTAAAAAAAACGAGAGCAATGAAAAACTTAGAATTAGTTGTGTATCGAAATCAATAGAAAAGAAACTTGTCGCCAACTTAGACTGGCTGTCCGAAGAATGGAGTCAGGCTCAAGAGAATAAAGAGGCTAACAATGGTTCGTCATTTTTACCGTCTTGGTATTACGATGAATCGACAGATAACCAATATGCCTATTTGAATTCATTGGGTGTAGAAATTAACAAAGGAAAACTAAATAAAGGTGAGATGTCTGATCTTATTGGTATCTTCAAGCCAATTGACGATAGAAATAAAGAACTCCTTAAATTTTTTAAAGTTCCTTTAACTGGCCTAAACCAGACAAAAGCTAGATATGAGGTTAATAAGCTACTTTCAAATCCTGAAAACGTAACTACGTGGGAGCAAAGACCTGCTAACACCTTACAAAAAGAATTTTATAGGTTCTTTTCATTAAAAGCGCCGGCAGGGCTGACATTTTCGGAGGCCAAAACATTTATTGATGAGTTTGAAAGAGATTACGACGGAGACTTTGAGTACCATCTTGAAGACTTAAAGACAGATGAGCAAATAGAGTTCTTTAAAAGAAATCAGCTTCTGCTCGAGGATTGGCGTAATTTTGAAGAAATAGTGCTTGAATTCGAAGACTCAGAGTTTAGAGATTCGTATGAAATAAAGAAGCCAACTATTTCGTTAATGCGAAAAGCCATTGCGGAGTTGAAAAACGAAAACGTAACAATGGAAGATGCAAGCAGTGATATTGAGCTGGTCGTCGAAAAACTGCTGCAAATAAAGCCCGAATTGTCTAAGGCCTAGTCCTCAATTACAACAAAACCGAATACCAGAAGACACGCCCAATTACTCTAATATTTTTTGCTTCTTCCGCGTCGAGGATTTCTTCTGGATATTCTTCGTGGTTGAAGCTTTTGATACGTAATCCACCGCCTGGTCGTCTAGTTAATATTTTAACGAATAGAGCGCCAGACCAATCTATAGCGTACATGTCACCGTCTTTAACATTTGTGCGGCTAGTATCTATTCCTACAGCCGCACCATCAGGGATTACTGGCTCCATTGAGTTTCCTGAAACCCTAACGCAAGCTGCATTAGCAACGTCTACTCCTTGCCTTTTAAGTGTTGAACGCGAAAATCGCAATTTAGGTCCAGCGGTTTCTAGCTGTACTTCCAAGCCTGACCCTGCAGACAATTCAACTTCCATGTAAAAAGGCACCTCTACATCATCTTCATTGAGCGGGGTATTGCTATCCCATGGCTCGATCATCCCCATATACTCAGCGCTTGGCTCAGCCACTCTATTTTTATTCAACTCTACAACATTACTGCTTTTGTCACCGTTCATGAGCCAATCGAGAGAAACATTGAGGTAATTAGCACACTTTATAATCGACGGCTGGCTAATGTTGTTTTTTTTGAACCATCCTCCGACTGCTTGCGGAGTGACGCCTACAGCTTTGGCTAAGTGAGCGTTCTTTACACCCCTCTCAACCATCGCCTTTTTAATCCTAGCAGTTACAGAATTATCTTTCATATCAGCACCATAAACGTAAGGTTTACCATTTTATGCTTTTTCTGGTTTACTTTAAATAAAGCGATGGTTTACTATTTAATAAGTAGGAGGTTTATATGACACCAGAATTTAAGATGTGCGTAGAGGCTGCTGGAGGCACACAGAAGCTCCTTGCCCAGAAACTTGGAATCACAGAACAAGCGGTTGGAAAATGGAAAGACAGAAAAATACCTGTGATGCGCGCGATTCAGATTGAGAGCACGATTGGCGTCAGCCGTTTTGTCATAAGACCAGATATATATACCAATGATCAAGCAGCCTAGCATTTCAACGCCCCAAATGGTGTGTAGTAAGTATTTTTTAAGTATAGCTTTTCGAACGGTCTTGAATAGTCTGTCAAAGTTTATGTTTTTTTGTACAGTGGTTAGCAATTTATGAGTTGTGAGACTTCTCATCAAGAAGCGCTTTGTGAATGCTTAACTCACACTTCACGCATTGCACGAACAGCGCTAAATCGTCGTCACAGCCATTCAGCGAAAGTGGCCGCAACGCTTCAACAGCTTCTTTTAACAGAGCAAAAGCCACTTCTAGGTTTTTTTGTTGTTTCATCACAATACCTTTTAAACAGTGTTTCACTCGAAAGCATAACTGAAGCGCTGCAAACCTATAACTGTACTAAGGAGCGGAAATCATGAGCGCAGCCATTCTATTTAAAACATCAAAAGACCTGCCGCCACCTTTTGATGGGTGCGCCTATTTTGAGAGATCTTGTGACCCATTCCACCCCAAAAAACTACAGTCTGCTTTAGACAAAACAATAGATTCGTCAGACGTTCCAGAGTCTGGGTGGATGGGAATTGATTGGGGAGAAAATCCAATCTGCTTTGTTCCAGATGGAACAGGTTACAAGAAACGCAATGAAAGCTTTTCTATTGAAGAAGGTTACTTCCCAGATGGAAGAATGTTCGCTTATCCCCTTGGGGAAAATGGCGATTATTTAAAAAATCGGCACCAAGCCGAAAAAACCAAGAGGAACAATAATGGACAATCAGCATAAGAAAATTAAGGGGTATAGAGACCTCTCTCAGGAAGAAATTGACTTAATGAATGAGGGGAAAGAACTTTCAAAAAAAGTGGGGGACTTCATTTCAAAATTAGAAGCAAACGAAACACTGGATAAGCGATGGGTCGCAATAGGAAAAACAGATCTGCAAAAAGGGTTTATGTCTGCCATTAGAAGTATCGCTCAGCCAACTAGTTTTTAACTCAAAGCGTTCAATATTTATGTGCATTAAAGAAAAAGCCCAGCAAGACCAAGAAGTATGGCAAATCAATATTTGCGACGAAAAAGTTCTACTAAAGAGACTTGAGAACGGCAAGACGGTAGAAAGCTACCGCCATACCGATAAATTGATGGCGTTAACAAACTTGGGATTAATTATTCAAGGTTATCAACCTGTACGTTTCCCTCGTCATCTCGATAAACCATCTGATTAAACTCAACTTGGATAAGGGTGTCAGAGCGCCGTTTTAATCGGTAGAAATCAAGCGAAGAGAAGTCGAGTTTCATATTGTCATCGATACCTTTTAGCTGCTCTTTGAATTCACCGACTGTTATTAGCGGTAATTGTTTTTTCATAGTTTCATTCCTTTGGTTGCGGGTTGCTTTTTGTCCGATTTGCAGCTTAGCAGCCTTTGGAATGACTTTTAATAGGTAATGGTTATGTCTACAAAAAATAAAGCAGTAAAAGGTCATCATCACATGTGGCGTCAGCCACCACTTACTGTGCGCGTGGTTAGAGCAGCGTTGCTTACCATTTCGCTTTTTGTAGTCGTTATGCCATTCGCCATTGCAGCTTATGCTTTGGTGACCTTATGAGCACGCAAGGTCGAATGATGAAGTACATGGGCTTACCACCAACTCGAAAGAAGATTTTTAAGGTTGGTGATGCCGTTCGACCCATGCCAGGCGCACGCACATTAACTGAATCCACCATTCTTGATGGTAAGAGCTACGGAAAAGTAGCCATTGTTTTTGAACGCATCATCCATGTTGATGACGACTTGAACGGGCGCATTCATTTAGCGCCTGAAGATTTAATTCTGATCACTGCCGCAGAGGACCAGTAATGTTTACTGACACTGATTTACTGAATTGTTTTAAGCCTAACTGCTCATATAGCCGCGACGCTCTCGCTGAAGCAATTGGTGCTGTTGAATTGCCACCACTTTCTGCGGCATTGGGCAGGCTAAGCGGGCAGGGCCTTATCGTAAAAGATCTTGCTGAGAAGACATGGACGCTCACGGCCAAAGGTAAAGCAGCTACTTATTTCGAGCCGATTGGCGGTACTGTGGCTTCACTTAACGACAAAGTGAAAGATATCAGCGCGGCACGAACTGCTAAAGACCAAAAGCAGGAAGACCCGGTTTACACATCCATTAAAAGCTTAGAAGCATTGTTCATCGCAATTAGGCGTAAACCGCAAGACCTTGGCATTAAGCGCGAAACACTAAATGCGTTAGCCAGATTCATGGATCCAACCATATCAAGTAAGCTAGTTGAAATAGCAGACGACCTGATGCAGCTGGAAGCGATAACCAAGCTAGGCGAGGGCATGCAGTGAATCAGGCCGAGTATGAAGCGCTAAGCGATAACTGCTTGCCTCCATTCGCAGTTACGCTATACATACGTTGCTTTCGAAAGAAAATGAGATATAGTGACGGCTTAGTGCATGTTTCCTTACGCTCTATGAAAGAGGAAATGGAGCACACCCCCCCTCGTGGCTCTAACACGGTTGAGCCCAAGCCTACCACTGAGAAAATACGAACAGCAGTTCGACAATTAGAGCGCGCAAACCTAATCGAACTGGTTAGAAAAGGCTCTATTAAAGAACAAAAAGCAGCGTGTTATCACTGCTCTTTAGCCTCGACAGATTTATCAGGTTCAAATGAGGAACAACACGAGAGCAACACGGGAACAACACGCAACAAAAAAACGCCACAACCCGCACCACATAAGCGATACGGCGGAAACGTCTTAAAATTTCAAAAGTCCGATGAACAACACATATCCGTTATATCCGATATAGAAGAAGAAGATAGCGCGTGCGCGCGCGAAAATCTGAATTTCTGTAACGACTGGGTAGGTTTGGCCAAGCAAGTTGGTCTTTCAGTCAGTACGGATGAACTACAAGCGATTTTCAACAAGTGGAAGTTTAGCGATACGGGTAACACCTATCGCCACATAGCCACACATCGAAAGTACTGGATGCGTTATTGCGCAACCATCAAGCACAACCAAGTCAAAGGGGGCAGTCATGCACTCAAGCAGCAATCTAGTCAACAAAGTGGGTATCGCAATGCAACCGCAACCGCATGGCGAGACTGTTATGAACGAGCGCAACGAGGCGAAGGGGTCGAAGCCTTCGACTTCTCTACCGAGCAGACTTGAAACTGTTTACCAGTTTTGCCTAACAAACCTGAGACCTGTGTTGATAGAGTACTGGACTGAATTCGTTAACAAGTACCCAGAGTTGCACATGCAGCAATGGGCCATTCGTGAATACGCTAAGCAGATGGTTGACGAGGGAATTTCCAGCAGCCGACAAATTCAAGTAGGTATCGAAAAAGCGTGTAAGCAGCAATATCGCCCACGGCCTACAGAGTTTGCGAAGCTTTGTAAGCCTACACCTGAGGAACTTGGAATACCCTCACTTCGTGAAGCTTACGATGAAGTGATCGCCAGACGCGGAAGATTCAAAGGTAAAGACTTTGAATTTAGCCATCGCGCGGTTGAGCTGGTAGACGAACGTGTTGGTCATCGTGTTTATCAAATGCGAGACGCAGACTTCATGGAACTGTTCAAAGGCGAATATGAGTACTGGGTAGGCAGGGCTATGACAGGGGATTTGCCTGAAGCGAAAAAAGCGCTTGAATACTCAACACCGAAAAAGCCGGTTATCGACAGTTACGTAGCTAAGCACGGCAAACCTATGCTTGGCGATGACCTGGTTAGTCAGAAAATTAAAGAGCTTGGCATGCTAGTTTCTAGAAAACGCCAGGCGCACATAAGCACACCAGACGATAAGGTAGCGTAGTAGTGACAGACGTTCAGCACGATACAAGCGAAACCGAAACTTTGCTCAATGAGTGGGGCAAATGGAGCCGAATGGGATTAGGGCTCAATATCGGCAAAAGCGATAACAACAACGTGTATTTCATCAATGACGATATGGCGCTATTGGTAGACCGTCTTGTTGCAGAACTGAAGCGAGAGCGACCCTTATTAGCCAACATAGTCATCATGTACTATCGAAGCGATTACAATTATCCAATGATTTCTAACGCGTTAAATATTGGTGAGACAAAAGCAAGAAGTCTTCACAAATCAGCTATTTGTTGGGTTGACGGGGCTTTGATTGGGTTCACCCTAGACGTTAAATTGGCATAATTTGAAAAAACTTGTTGATCTGCGCGCGCGGATCATCTACTTTACTTCACGTAAGCTAAGCGAAGCTGCACTCGACACAAAGGTCACTCATTGAGTGGCCTTTTTTTGTGCCTGCTTTTCTCTGCTTGTTGTGTCTTGTTTATCCCAACCTTGCCTCACCATTTGGTGGGGCTTTTTTATTTGGTGCCCCATGGAATACGAAAAGCTAATTACCCAGCTACGCGCACACGAGGGAGATAAACACAAAGTTTATCGATGCTCTGAAGGGTATTTAACAATCGGTGTAGGACGCAACTTAGAGACAAACGGCATATCGCAGGAAGAAAGCGATTTTCTTTTGGCTAACGACTTAAGCAGGGTTGAACAACAGGTTCGTAGAAACATTAGCCTGAAAGGTTTGAATGATGCGCGTGTTGCGGTGCTTATCAACATGGCGTTTAACCTTGGTACCAGCGGTTTACTCAAATTCAAGAAGACGCTTGCCTACATCGAGCAAGGCGATTTCGAATCGGCATCAACTGAGATGTTAGATAGCAAATGGCGCAGGCAGGTAGGTTTTCGCGCCATCCAACTAGCTGAGCAATTAAGAACAGGTGAATGGCAATGAAATGGTTAAGCCCTCTAAGCAGCGCTATTGATGGTGTTATTGGTATCTTCAAGAGTAAGCAACAGCAAAAGGCAAATGCTGAACAGGCTAAGGCAAAGCTTAAGCAAACTAAATTACAAGGTGAGCATGAGGTTACGCTTACTGACGCAGAGGGAGAAGCGCTATTAGCCCAGGGCTTAGAGAGCAGCTGGAAAGATGAGTACGTTACCGTTCTCGTTACCTCACCTTACGCTTTGTTGGTATTAGGCGCCATATCGTTAGCTGTATTCAATGACCCTCGCATGTTGGATGCAGCAGTACTGGCCATCAGTAATCTTGAGAAAGCCGGTGTTGATTTAGACTTTCTGTTCAAGGCTGTAGTGTTATCTGCTATTGGCCTAAAGGTATGGCGTGGTAAATAATAACCTTACGTCTAATACACAATGGAACAACAATTGAATAATCATGTTATGGGCCCTACAGGAGTGCATAACATGTCAGCATATAGCGACAGATTTAAAATGAGTGATAAGACCACAGCTACTAACTACACAGCCAGTGGCCTTACGGCTTTATGGGGAATGGTAAACATCGACCATCTAGTAGCAGTGATAGGTATTATCATAGCCATCGCCACCTTCGGCGTTAACGTCTACTTCAAGCGCAAAGAAGACAGACGACAAGAAGAACTTCATGCCAAACTTATGGAAGCATCACCTAACAGCGAATGCATTCCTAAATAACTTCCATAAAAATATTTTCGCGGGTCCTTTTGGAGGCACCCCCTCACACGGCGCATAGACCCGCGTTTTTTTAACAGCTATAAAATCCCATAGGGGGGTTATATTTTGTTTGATTTAGATGATAAAGCTAAACAAACAGAATTCGCTTCTTTGGTTGGTGCTTCACAACCGGCCATTCACAAACATCTCGATAACGGAACTTTAGTTCGTGGCGGTACCTACCGCCAGTGGTTACGTGCTTACTGCGAAAAACTACGCGACGAAGCCAGCGGAAGAACCGCAAGCGACCAGCGCTTGAAGTTAGACGAAGCGCGAACGCGCGAAGCTTCTGCCAACGCGAGAATGAAAGAGCTCATGCTATT